TCCCCACTGTATTTATTATCCTAATGCTATCCAAAAATAATTAGAATTAGTAAAATTTGATTGAACAATGTATTTATCGGTATATCCACTTAAATTATTAAATTGAAAAGATATTATAGAAAATTGTAATTCTGTTGAATTTGAATAATCCACATAATTTCCAACCATAGCTCTAACTGTTCTTGGAAATGTAATATTAAAATTCTTAATTTCTTTTGTTGTTGTTGCTGTATTTAATCCCCACTGTCTATTTGAATAATCCACACCATAAAAGGTATGTTCCATCTACTGTTTGCTTTGAAGTTTTAATAACTAGATATTCTATATTTGGCATAATAACTATATTTGTTGCATCGTTGATAATATTATCATGTTGTGTTACTTGAATATTATAAACACTTTTTGGTGTTATATTATAATTAATATTTGTCTCTGTTGTTCCTTTTAATAAATAACTTCCCCACTGTATAATTGCGTCCCCAAATAATTTACCGAGGCAAATATAACCATTTTGAGCTATATTATATCGAATACCTAATGTTTCTAGCCAACTATTAATCTGTTCTTGAGCATACTCTAATATTTTATTTTTTACATTCGTTTGCGTAGCACTAGCTATACCAAAAATACTAGCAATACTTTCCTTACACCAATTCTGAACACTAGTTTTAACACTATCCATTGTTGCATTTGCTGAACCAAATATACGCTTAATTAAATTTCCGTGTGCTTCAGAATTATCATTATGATTATTTAAAACCTGAACTGTAACCACACCAGCAGGTGTTAATGTAACATAGCATTGTTCTACATTCGTTACAGTCATGTTGGCATTGAATTGTCTTGTATATGGTGTAATACTTTCTGCTGGTATGATATCTGGCTGTGTATCATATGCTACGGCAAACAAAGTTTCACTAATATCTTCAGGTGTAACTCCTGTTCCTGGATTTGTAGCTGCTACACCTTTTGCAAAAATCCCTACTTGTCTTATTAAGAAGTTGTTTTGCATACCACTATTAGTTACTGTTGCAATTATTGTAAATGTAGCTTCATTTGCTTTAGAACCAACTATATCTATTTGCTTTATATTTGTTCCCACTAAGTCTGTTTTGTTTATTAAATCATTTAAACTTGTTTCATCGGCACCAAGTTTTACCTTTGTAAAATTTAATGTACATGCACCAGTTCCTGCTTTAGCTAATAAAGCTCTACCTGTAACAGTTAATTCATATCCTTGTAAATTAGCCATTGTAACCTCCATCATTTATTTCTACTTTATCAAATGTTGATATTTTTCCATTAAAATAAAGTGAAATATTTGCGTCTTGAAGTGATTTATCTACTACTGCATTTATTTCCACTTTATCGAATGTTGATATTGTTCCACCAAAATAAGTAGTTCCAACTACATCTTTTAATGTATATCCAATAGGATTTATCTCCACAATATCGAATATGCCAGCAGAACCGCCAAAATAAATATTGCTATCTTTTTTAGTAATAAATCCTACTTCATCGCACCAGCTACGTGTATTTTTAGTAGCATTTATCATATCAATTAACATATTTATTTTATTTTCATCTGTAGTCGGCTCTTCAATTAAATTGACTTTAAAATGATATGGTTCGCCACCATAATCCCAATTTTCTACAACTTGAGCTGATTTAAATATATCTGTGCAAACCTTCTTCACAGCATATGGAGTGCCTTTTAATCTATGGTCAGATATCGATGTTCTTATTAAATTTATTTTAGCTGCTCGATCTAAATCTTCACGATAAAAGTCAACGTGAAAATGCCAGGCTAATTCATCTAATACAGCATCTTCTTGTTCTTCTATCCTAGCTAATAAAATTACATATTTTATATTTTTATTTATATCCTTTAATTGCTCATCTATAGTTTTAGAAATAGCTGTTATGTTTTCATCTTCAGCAATACTGGATGGCAATATGTCTGAAACCATATAATCTTTTAAATCAGTCATCTTCAAGGCCTCCATATGCTACATTAGCCTTGCCTTCAAGTATAGCTACTTGTACGCTATCTACACTGTGACTACTAATTTGATATTTGCCATTTAAAACTTTTGTATATACTGGAGAAACTACATCTACACGCTTTGCACCTGCAACAACCATTTTACGAATTAATTCCGATGGATTTATATCTCTACCAATCCTTGATTTAGTCCATAAAATCCAATCTTGAACAGCTTTCTCTATTTTTTCTTTTAAAGATACCTCTTGATATTGGTCATCTTTAGAAATCCAATATGTTAAATTCACCTGATAATTAACAGTTTCTGGAGCTAATACTTTAACTTCATCTGTTAATGGTCTGATTTTATCGTCATTGCAAACCGCTTCAACTTGATTTATTAGCTCTTCTTCAGGAAGTTCTCCATCTTTAAGTAATACATAGATATTTACTACTCCAGGACTTGGACTATTTACCAATACATCATTTATTAAAGTAGATGCAGATTTTGCCCAATATTCATATGCACCAATAGGACCAGCAGTGGAAAATTTTTCTGGAGCTAAATGGATTCGTTCACGATAAGCATCATCACTTTCTACATCAGTTCCACCTTCAGTTGTTGTTGTGTTTACCATATCTGCTGTAAAAGGTAATCTATCCACAATTTTATTTATTTGTCCTGGCATATACCCATTTCCAATACTACCTGCGATTGTACACTGTGCCTTTGCTGTTGTAGTTGTTTCTCCTATATTTATGGTGGCATTATCTACTAATTCAAAAAATACATCATCTCCAGGTGTTACACGTATTCCTTTTGGAATAATTGTTGTTGTATCTGCCTGCTTTGATAAGGTTATTTTTATAGTAGTTACTGCTTTAGTTGCCGGTAATCTATCTACTCCAATGTTGTATCCTATTTCATCTAGAAAAGTATTAACTGCATATCTTAATAAATTCATTTTTGCAGAATAATTTATACTATTACGTTGCATTATAATTACATACGCTATACAGTTTAAAAATAAACGGATAGGATCTGCTGCTGCTAAAGTCCTATCCGTTATTGTTGTATATAGATTTATTAATTGCTCTTGTATTTTGGCCATATCTGTTTCTACAAATGTTATATCACCATCACTACTACTAGATTTATAATCTAATAATTTTTCAATTTCAGATATAATATCTTCTGTCATTTTATCGCCACCTTCACAATTGGCTTAGAGCGTCCTGATAAAACATCATGCTCATATTTTACACTAACTACTTTTACTCTAGGCTCATACTTAGAAATAGTATCATAAATATCTGCTGTTAATTTAGCTTTATATAACGGTATCGGTAAATCTATTACACTCATATCTATGCCAAAATTTCTATCTAATGGTACACTTCCTCTAGCTGTAGTTAATATAGTTCTTAGATTTTGATGTATTTCTTCTAGTTCACTATCAGGTGCAAAATCAATATTATTTTTGGTTATTTGTATTTCCATTAGTTCCTCCTTTTTGTGTAACTGTAACATTTTCAGGATATTCTTTAACTGTTATATCTACCATAGATTTAATTAAATTACCATCTCTATCGTAAATGCGACCTGATGAACTAATAGACTCTATTATAAATTTATAATCACTTATAGGCTCTCCACCAACTATAATATGTGCTACTTTTCCTGTTTGTGCCATATCACGAAGCTTTTTTTCTTCGTCTTTTGGCTCAACTCCTAATATAGAATTAAATTGCATAGAAAACTTTATAGTATCCGTTCCTGGTCCAATCCACTCTATAACAGGCTTTTTCCCGATTATATCGTGGCTTGCTAATCGTACATTTGTATCTCTAGTCATGTCTTTAAATGTACGAACTAAATCATTAGATGTTTCAAATACAACATTTCCAAATGTTCCTATAAACATTTTTAACCACCTGCAAATACATTATTACTACCAGTACTATGACTCCCACTTTGTCCGCAATTATTACAATTTGTAGTATCCCCTATTCTTGTTATAGGCTTATTTTCTACAAATACACTACTACTACCATTTGTACTTGTATAAACTCCGCCATGTGGGCAATTACAAGATCCAGTATCACCTTGTCTGTGAACAGGCTTATTATTAACAAAAACAGTAGGGCTACCACTCGTATTTGTTCCTGTTCGACTGTGTGGGCAATCTGGTAACCCCAAATTACATACACCAGTTTCACTATTACCAACAATTGTCACTTTTGGCATCATATCACCTTTTAACAGTTTAAATTTATAGTATTACCATTTACACTTATATTTCCTGTAGTATTTATATTTATATCTCCTGTACTTTTATTTAATGATATTGTTATTGGGCCAAACTTTATTCCCATTATGTTTATATCATCAAATGCTGGTGGTACATCTTTTGATGGGATTGAACCGCTAACAAAGCCATTAGAGCTTCCGCTTGCTAAGAATGTACAAACAACTTGTTCTCCTGGTATCGGCATTTTATATGTTTTTCCATCTTGGCCACATAAACTTTGTTGTACAGCAAGTTCTCCCGATACCTTGTTATCTTCATCCTGGAATATAACTCGAACCGTTCCATTTTCTGTATTTACAGAAGATACTATACCTACACGAATTAACTTTTCCATATTGGCTTTCATATCAATATCCTTCTAGTACCTTTCTTAATTCCAAATTACAAGTATACCCGCTACCAACATTATGTGTAGCCTTTGTTAAAATATACTTTCCGTCAAACTTTCCAAAGTTTTTAAGCGTAAAACAGTTACCAGCACAACAAAAAAAGGAACCATACACTGTCATACTTACAGTTTGTTCCTCTTTGTTTTTCTCTCTTAATTTTTTCTTGGCCAAACGTTCTGCTTCAGCTGTCGTTTTAACTTCCTCATTTATTTCCAAAGTTTTACCATTTTTATCTTTATTTGCTTCAGGCAAAAATGTATATTCAATTAGCGTATTTTCTTTTGTATTTTTATATTTAACATGACACTGTTTATAAACTTCACGTGTTTTGGTTTTAATAGAATATGACCTTATCAAGTCATTTTTGAGTTCTAATTCATCTACAGCTTCTTTAGCTTCATAATCTACTTCATCGAAAATAACAATTTGATTATTACTTATTTTCAACGCTAAACCATTATCATTACATAGCTTAAGTAAAAATTCTAAATCAGACTCTTGTGATTGCTCTGCTCGCTCTAAATAAATTTCTTCAGTATCATAATAAAGCTCCATACTAGCATTAGATGCAATATCTTTGGCAATAGTAGACAAATTTACCTTTTCCCATGCCCTAGACTTTTCCGTTCCTCTAAGTTCAGTATTATCAGGAACAGATACACCTTTAATCTTTACTTCAGTTGGTGGTCCACTATATTCTACCTCATCAATTTCAAATGTCCCCAAAGGTAATTCTTCTATAGATAGATTATCTTTCCACCATGCTTGTGTCATAATTGATATTGTAAGTATAGCTCCCTTTTCTGGGAGCCAATCATTTGACCATAAATTTTCAATATCTTCTAACGTTAAAGAAATATCATCTACTTGACCAGATATTACATCATTATAAGTAAAACTTTTTAAATATGGCTCTAAAGAACTAGATATATCTTTATTGTTATAAAGGCATTTTATCCAAGCTCTTCTGGCTGTTATTGTATTAAAAAGCATATTAATATTTTCAGACATCATTGCCTCCAAGGTGGAACATATTGTGGTATTTCTTCTTTTATATCTGGAATATTTAAAATAACACCTGCACTAAAGATTATTGTTCCAGAATAATTTTCATTGGCAGTTACTAATAAACTCATATATTTTTCATTGCCCATTTGTTCTTTTGCAATGCTATCCCACATATCACCAGATTTTGTTTTATATGTTTTCAAGATTTCACCGCCTCAGTTAAACGCTAATCTATTTTTGTCATTATCCATATCTTTTAATACTTTTTGAATTAATTGTATTAAATTTTCTTTATCTGTAGTTAATGCTTGCTTTACATTGTTTACTAAATTTTCATTTTTACCATCAGATTTTATATTTATATTAGGACTATAGGTTATATTTACTCTATTATCACCAATACTACTATTATTAGTTACATTGCTCACAGAATTTTCATTTAAAAATTTTCTTACTGTATCAAATAAATTTATTTTTGGAATATCTAAATTAGTTTTTTCACTATAATTAGGAATTGGCATAAATATTGGAGTTATCTTATTTTTACTAGTAATATTTTCTTTTCCATTTAAATTTAATATTTCAGGTAAATAATTATTATTTTTTATACTACCAGTTTCGTCTTCATTATCACTATTTGAATTATTAGTTTTGGATAAACCAAATGATATAAATATATTATTTGGTTTATCATTTAATAAAGCATTATTTCGTTCATTAGTTTTTTTAGCTTGTACAATATTAGTCAATAAAGATATTGCTTGCAATCTAGATAATACATTATTTTTTATTTCACTAGATTCATTTTTATCTTTATTTAAACGATTAAATTTTAATATATCAGGTGGTATTACTACATTATTTTGTTTTTTGTCTAATAAAATATTATTGTATCTATTATTAGTAAAAGAAACTATTTTTTGTAATCCAGATAATATATAATCTTTTATTCCACTAGTCTCATCTTTATTTGATGACACAATCGTTTTATTTACTGATTGAACTATTGGTTTGTTATATTTTCCTTTTGTTTTATTATTTTTGAAATTATTTATTCCTAATAGCTCACCCGTTTTTTGCCATAAAGCAATAGCACGTCTTGAACCATCAATGGGAATTGCAGCTTCTGGACTATCTTCTGCAAAACTAGTAATAAAAGCACCTTTATTGAAAATACCACCACTAGCAAGAGCCATTTGTGGCTTAGCTGAACCTTCTTCCATTCCAATAGTAAAACTTGCTTTTACACCTTCCCACCAACTACTAGCAGAACTAGCTGCATTAGCTAGTGCTGTAGCTACTAGATTTGGTATTTGATTTATCCAACTTGCTACTGCATTATAAGCTGAACTTGCCCATGATTCTACATTAGCTACAAATTGCATACCTGCTTGCATACAATAGCTAGGCAAATTCAATAACACTTGATATACCGTATTTACTATGTTATTAGTCCATGTTGTAGCTGTGCTATATGCGTTAGATAACCATGCAACAAGTGATGTAACCACATACGCACCAACACTTAAGCAATATCCTGGTAATAAAAGCAAGTTTTGATATACACCATTTACTGTATTTATAATCCACATTGTAGCTGTAGTATAAGCATTACTTCCCCAAGTAGTTAAATTAGCCATAAAATAGCTTGCCATAATTGGAATTGATGTTGGTAACTGCATAATAACACCTATAATATATCCTATGTTATAAGCTATTTTATTTGGTAAAGATGATATAAATCCAACAATCACAGACAATCCATTTATAACATATATTTTGGCACTATTAATTCCATTACCAATAGTATTTCCTAATCCTGATATAAAACTTAAACCTGAATTTATTATTCCTACAAAGAAGTTTTTTATTGAAATAGCTGCACTGTAAACCCCATTAGATAAAGATGTCCATACCTGTAATCCTATGACTTTTATACTATCCCAATTTTTATATAATAAATATCCTATTCCAATTAAAGCTGCTATTCCTGCTATAACTAATCCAATTGGATTAGCTGACATAGCAATATTTAACGCCCATTGTCCAGCAGCTGCAAGTTTTGTCGCTACATTAAAAGCTAACATCATACTTCTAAGTTGCGTAAATGGGTATATAAATGCTAATAATGCATATGATGCTATTGTAATTACAGAAGCAATAGCAACAAATGCACCTACTCCCACAACTAAACCTGATGTCAATTTAGGATTAGCCTGTGCAAAAGCCATTATTGCACTAGCACCTTGTCTAAATGTATCAATTGCATTCTTTATATATGGTAAAAGTTGATTTCCCACAGTTACTGCAACAGCATTTACCTGATTTTTAAGTAATTGCAGACTATTTTCCGTTGTATCACATCTAGCTTCAAATTCTGCTTGCATACTACCAGCATAATTACTAGAATCTGCTACTAAATCAAAATTTCTCTTTAAATTATCTAAGTTAGAAAGTAGTGGCCCTATTGCTTCCGCACTCTCTTTACCAAATATTCCCATAAGTGTAGTTGCCTGTTCATCTTTAGGTAATTTTTGTATTGCTCCTAGAACATCTAATATTGCTCCTTTAGCATCGACCTGCATACGTTTTGCAAGTTCAGTGGTACTAAATCCCAATTTGTCAAACATTTCAGCTTGAGTTTTTGTAGCTTGATTACCTACAACCATACCTAGCATTAAGTTTTTAATACCAGTAGCTGCAACATCTGATTCTGTACCAGCTCCTACCATAGAAGCACCAAGAGCTGCTATTTCTCCGCTTGCAATACCGCCAATAGAACCAAGTGGACCTATTCTTCTAACTACATCAGAAATTTTTGGAGCTGAAGCAGCTGTATTATTACCCAAATAGTTTATTTTATCGGCAAGTTCAACAACTTCATCTTGTCCCATCTGAAATGCTGTACGCCACTTAGCCATCATTTCTCCAGCTTCATCTGAAGTTATATCAAATGCTGTTCCCATTTTAGCTGCATCTTCAGCAAATGCTAATAGATCCTCTCTAGCTATACCAGATTGACCACCAGCTGCTACAATATCAGCTAACCCTTCTGCTGTCATTGGAAGTTCTGTAGAAAGAGCTATAATATCGTCTCGCATATTAGCAAATTGTTCAGGTGTATCAAAGTTTACAACCTTTTTAACATCTGCCATTTTCGACTCAAATGTCATTGCTTGTTTAATTGGTACAGCCATTGCTAAAGCAATACTACCCACAGCACTAGCTACACCAAAAGCTGTCTCCTTTGCTTGAGCTAGTTTATTTTGTAATTCAACAGCACTTTGTAATCTTTCTTGGCTATTTCTAGTATTATCTAACTGTTGGGATAATCTTCTTTGATTTGCTGTAAAACTATTTACTACACCATTAGCTCTATTATATTCAGTCGTTAATTTTCTTTGTGCCTCAGTTACCTGATTTATTTTTGAACTTAATCTTCCTGTTAATTGTTCATATTTTTTTTGACTAATATGACCACTATCAAATGCAGCTTCTACCATTCGCTGCTGATTTATTAAAGCTTGTTGCTTTATATTTAATTTATTTACTTCATTTTGGTAGGATTGTAAAAATTTCTTACTATTGTTATATGCAGTATTAAGTTGAGATTGCTCTCTTTCTAAAGAAGACATAGTTTTCCCTAAAGCTGTTAATTTACCATTAGCTGTACCAAATGTTTTTGCAAACGCTCCACTAAGCTGAGCACCAATAGCAAACTGTATAGCAAAGTTTTTCACTTTTGTGCCTCCTTTCGTATTTTCTTTAATACTTCATTTGTTTGTTCAATCCATTTTATTAATCTAATAACTGGTTCATTTAAAAAAAATTCTACTGACGTTTTTGTATTTAACGCCAGTAGAATACAACATTGCATTATTTCGTTGATTCGATTATGCTCTTGATATTCTCTTTTTTCTCTTGTGCCTCCTGTTCCCCTAACATCATAAAAAATTTAATTTCACTTGCGATTTGATAAAGTTGATTAGCATTTAATGTTTCATATAGTACACTTGTTGCAATTCCAGAAATTTTAGAAGCCAAAATCAATTGATACTGCAAGTTCATTATGCAATCTTGCGTTTGAATTCCTTTTGTTAATAACATAGTTTCCGCATCAACCATCATACGTCCTGTAATTTTAGAGCAATCAATTACAATTTCCTTTACTTCTTCACCTTTTTTATTTTTAATTGTATTTTCTAATTTTATAGTTAACATAAAAACTCTCCTTATAATCCTAAAGCTTTTCTAATTGCACTCCAATAATCAGTGCCATCTATATTGCAAATACCATTTAATTTATCAATTTCAACTACCGTATCACCCGCAATATCTACTTTTAAATACGTACATTCAAGTGTAGTAGAGGAGTCTGTCTTTGCAGCTGTTTGACCTTTACCTAAATCCGTTTCTTTTGGTAAACCTCTTACTACAACACGGACATCTTCAATTGTTAATTCCTCATGTTCTTTATCTAAAACTTGCTGAGCACCACGAAATTCTAAAGAATGAAAATTAGGTGCTGCTAATTTAATTAACGATTTATTTATAGTACGCCAATTTATTCCAAATTCCATACTACTTAATTGGCCCATTGTAGGAGTTTCAATTTCGCCAGCAATTCCTGCGCCACTAACAGTATCTGACATATAAGAAATTTTCGGAAGCGTTATATCTGCTACACCAACTTCAATTTCTCCACTTTCACGAAGTATAAAAGCAGCCATTTTATCATATTGCGTTTGTATCATTTAATCACCTCATGTGTAATAATCTTATTTTTAAACTGGTCGAATTTGACCAGTTTAAAAATTAGGAAAATAATGTTGATAAATAACTTGTATCGTATTCTAAAACAAAATCCATTTCTTGATTTGGTACTGGTGCAGCCATATAAATATGAAATTTAATTTTTCCAGCCAACAAATCAGTTGTAGGATTTTCGCTTTCTAAAAACTCTACCCTAGCTCCCAGTAAAGCTGTTCCAGTAAGACCATTGAGCCAAATATTAATACTATCTAATACAGTCTTAATAAGTGCTGTATTTGTAGGATTATCTACTTTTTGCCACATAGTACGTACCACAGTATTTCCAATATATTGAAACATTCGTCTTTGATTAAGCCAACAATCTTTAACGTCTGTATTATCTGGTGCTGCTGCTGTATAATTACCCCATAATTTCCATCCACCAATAAAATTTAATGCTGTAAAAATACCATTTTCATTAAGATAATTTGCTTGATTTAATGTTAAAAACACTTCTGTTCCATCTTCTAAACAGCAAGAATCCGCCTGTATACTTTGATTAGACGGAGAATAATACGGTACTCCATTCCCTAACTGTGCATCTGTTTGGTTTATTGTTCCAATAGCCTGTGTAGATGGAAAATATTGTTTTTCACCTAATTTAAATTTTGGCCAACCAACAAACACATTTTCATCGGTCAAGTTATTTTGATTTTTATAGCTTGGCACATCAGTATATTTAGTTACGGTATCTGTAGGTATATCAACTATACAAATACAATTAAAAATTTCATTTATACTTGTTGTTTTAGCTGCCATTACAGCTGCAACTTCGCTATCAGTACTCCAACCAGGAGCAATAATTATTCCTGGTACTTTTAATGTTCTAGGAAAAATTTCTTCAATTAACTCTAAACCTTTTAATGTTCCTGTGGAAATATCAACGCCGCCAATAATATCTTCTTTTTGTACTAAAGAAGCATCAACTTTGTCATAATCACAGTAAATGTTTTCTAATTCTTTAGCTTCTTCACTAATTAACTCTATTTGTAAGATTTCATTATCATCGTAACTTGCTGTATAATCTGTATCTAAAATTAAAGCTTCCCCTGCACTTGCCTTTTTTACTTTTAAAGTGGAAAGTATAACAGGTTCATTAATACTAGCTTTCCCATCTGTAACAACTATACTTTCATCACTTTTTGCCTCTTTATGCTTTGTTGGATCCAATACATTAACAAAGACAATTGGACTATAACCAAAAAGAGAAAATTGACTATACATTACCTCGCATAATGTATACTTTTCCCAATCTTCACTATATCCTAATGCTGTTACAGCTTCTTCATAACTATTGCATAAAATAGGTTTATTTACATTTATTTCGCTTGCTAAATGTACAGGTGCTGTACCAAAAACTACTGGCATACCAGCCTCTGTAGCAACAGGTGAAATAATACTTGTAGCTTGTTCGCTATAATACGCTCCATGTTTAAATGCCATTAACAATTGCCTCCTTAACTTGATTAAATGCTTTATTTATACTGGTTCCTTTTGTTATTAAAAGTTTTCTTGACTTAGACAATTTGTCTGTTTTGATAAACAATAATTTAATAAGTGGAACTTTACTTATCAATTTATCTGTTACTATATCTTTAGGAAACTCCGTAAATATTGTATTTCTATATAATCCATACCTTTTTATTGTTGGACCTAAATAAAAAAGACTACTTTGAACTTTTTTAGCTTCAGTAGTCTTTTTTTCTATATATTCAATTTGGGGTTGTATTCCCATTTAAAATCTCCTTTATCCTTAAACAAATTTTCTTCTAAAACTCTACCAATCGTATAATATACTTCTATCAATGCCCACCATTGCGGATATGGTTGATCATATGGAATTGTTTCTTTTATATCATGATTAGAAGACAAACTAAACTTATTGGCCAATATTTGCTTTTTTAATATAGCCATACGAATTTTTTCTAATATGTGAAATAATTCTCTGTGTCCTTCCATTTTATCTTTAGAATACGTAATAACATTTATTTCTAGTTTAACAGTAGAGTCTTCATCAAGTGTAGGTTTTGGTGTTGTTATTAAAACAGGTGTAACAATTATTGCTGGTGTCATTCTTCTTTTTTCATCTTCTGTTGTTACCCTAGGTAAAAATCCATCTTTTATTAGAATATCTTTAGATTTAGCACCTTCTTCTTGTATATGCTCTTTAAATACATTTTTTAAATATTCAACCATTTCCATTGCACATACTAAAGGTGTCATCGTTCTAATATCCTTTCCACTTCATGATGTAGTCTAATTTCAAATGCCTTAGAGCCAACGTCTGTTACTTCTTCTATAACATCTGGATTTCCAAACATCTGTGCTACAGAAGGACCATATTTCATTTCTATTGGAAATCTTTTTCTGGTCTTTCTAGTAAAAATACCTACTCCACTATTTACAACTGCATAAAAAGCACCATTAATTACTCCACCTTGTCCTTTTTTTACTTGAACAAAAATACCTTTTTTTCTGTAAGTATTTTTAAAATTTATATCTTTTAATGGTCTTCCTTTAGCAATAAATCTTGCCATAGCAGAACTTCCGTTACTTTTTATTATATTTATTCTAGAATCCAAATTAGATTTCTGTATATTATATGTGCCTCTAACCTTTTTACTACCAGCGGTTTTAGCTTGTTGTATTGCCCTATTAGAAGCTCTTATAATAGCTAAATTAGTTTCTCTTGGCATACCAGCTAATTTTCGTCTAGCTGTATCTATTTCATTTTCTATTTCATTAACAACTATTAACATGTGTCAAACCTTTCTAGAGATAATATGGTTATACCCATATCCTCCTCTACATTTTTTACATTATATGTGTCTGAAGCTAATTCAATATCCATTCCTTCTACAATTTTTCCTTTTAAATCCTTTGTTTTTACATATAACGTATATTTTTTTGTATAAACAGCATTATACACACCATCAAATATATCACTACTTTTATCAAAAGAAGCTTTTTGCATAGTATCATCATCTAATACAGCAAAAATCTTTTTTCCTTGTAGCTCATATTCTTCAGCAAATTCATCATAATTAATAAATATATCTAAATCATTTTTCAGATTTTCCTTAAATTCATTCATTTTTTGCCTTTTATAATTGCCGATGTAGGATCTACACTAGGTAATTCTGTACTATCATCTTCAATAATTTCTTCACTATTCACCTCAGATGCTTCTTTAGCGAGCTCTTTTAATTCATTTTCATCTACTATTTCTGGATTTATATCTATAATATCTTCCTTATTTATGATTTCAAATTCATCTGGAGCAGACGAGGCTAATTTCTTAGCCTCTACATCTTCCATCTGTACAAAATCTCCCGCTTTATAGCGTTTACCTTTATAATCTAAGTTATATTTCTTTACATATAAAACTGCCATAATATTACCTCAACTTTTAACTTTAATTACGCCAATATCATCTACATTTTCTGGAATCATAATACATCTAGATGCCACACGCAATTCTTTAACATCACTTTTAACATCTGTAAATACTTTTGGAACATATTTACTAGCATAGCTATGCCACTGTTTATCGTCTTCAAGTTGAGTAATTGCTCCATAAAGTCTTTTTCCTTTTCCTGGATTACCCATAACAAAGAAATCATCTGGAATGAATTTTGTAAGCTTTCCATCATCACTCATATAACTTCCGTTATAGATATAAATTTCTAAGTCTAAAGAGTCAATATAGCCAAAACGAGTTATATTTGGTCCCATAACTCTAGGAGCAAAGCTCATTAATTTCAAGTTAGCGGCATTAGACACATTTAAAAATTCTTTGATTTGTGTGTTATTTAAAAGATACTTACCTACATTTCTGGACATAAATGCTACTGTTGGTACTGTGCCAGTTTCATCGGCAATAGTTCCAGACATCTTTTCGATATCTTCATAAATTTTGGAATCAGCATTATCCCATGTATCGCCACTAGATTTAGTTACTTTATTTTTAAATCCATCCAAAATAAATGTATCTGTAATCTTAGTTTTACCATCATCTGCATAACCTTCACATACGCATTGACCTGTAGTTAAAAGTTGAGCTGCCATATACTCTTGTCTACGCATATTCATTTCCGTAAGTTCCATCAAATCTCTGGCCATTAATTCTGCTGCTCTTTGTGCTGGAGATTTAGGACTATACACAGTTTCACCAAAACTACGCATATTTAAATGTTCTGGAGTAATCACTCTTTTAGGAGCAGTCATCGGTGGTGTATATGTCTTAATTGTAGAACCATTACGTGCTACATTAACGCCACTAGCTCCAGGCACAATATACGGTGCTAAAGTTCGTACTCCTTTTCTATATTCAACATCAACAACATTTGTCATAAACACATTTTCATTTGGAAAAAATGTATCTACCAATGTTGTGCTTGGTGGATAATTTTGTTCTACTACGCCTAAAAGTGTTCTTGTATTTGTAAAATCCATAATCAATGCTCCTTTTTACTCTTTTTTACCATGAATTGAAGTTAAATAAATTCCTTTATTTCTAAGCTCTTCTTCATGTGTATCGATGTTATCGCTTCCTTGAGCTAAGATAATTGCTTCTTTGTTAAACATTCCACTAGTATAAATAGTTCCAACTACTTTACTACTAGTACTTAAAGCTAAATCACTTTGTAAAACAGCTACTGCAACTTTAATAGATTCTGTTCCAGATGTACTATCTTCTTCTACATATTCTCCACTTTCATTTACTGCTAAAAGTGTTCCTCGTTTTAATGTTTTTTCACCACTTGCTTGGGCAAATTCAACGTTTTTGGTAATTAATGGTACTTTACTAGAACCAATTAATTCATCATAAACAACGCCTGCTGCACTTTCTACCATTGCCATATTTATTTACCTCCAAATTTATTTTTTAAATAATTTTTAGAAGCCTGAGATAACATACTAAGTGTTTTATCTTCTTCGCTAATGTTGTTATCTTCACTACCTAAAACATTATTCACACCACTGTTATTTACATCAGAAATCATATTTTGTACATAATCTTTTGCTCCAATGTTTTCAGCGATTTTATCAAGATATGGTTTCACTTTATCTGCTGTAGCTGTTTCATCAGCAATAGCTTCATCAATTAAATTATTAATAGTTTCGTTATTTGGCACTCTAAGTTTATTTAATGCTGTAATACGCTCTCTTTCTTCTTGTTTTGCTTTAGCAATAACCTCATCATTATTTTTATTGCTAAGATTATTTACCATATCTTGTAATTTATTCATAATTCCGCTTTTATTTCCCATATTATTCTCCTTATGCATAATTTCTAAAATTTTATCTGGATTATTAAACGTTTTAGCATTAAAAGCTATGGAATTTATAACTAAATTTCCCTTATTTAATACTCCTGTAACACTGTTTTCATCATCAATTTCATCAACAAAACCATAATCTTTAGCTTCCTGAGCAGTTAAAAATGTTTCTTCATCCATCATTTCAGACAATTTTTCATCTGTTATTTTGTCTTTACACTTCATTTTATAGACATTTACGATAGTTTGTTTCACTGCTTTTAAAGCTTTAGCCACTTCTTCAAGCTCATTTTGATTATAAAAACCAATCAATAAGTTCATAGGATTGTGTATCATGTAGATGGTATTACTTGGCATTATTACATTTTCCCCTGCACATGCAATAATTGTAGCTGCACTTGCTGCTATTCCATCAATTGTAATAGTCACACGTCCTGCATACCTTTTTAATTGGTTATAAATAGATTGAGCTGCAAATACATCACCGCCACAGCTATTAATTCTTACAACTAAGTCTTTTCCACCTAAAGCTTTTAAATCATCATTAAATTTCTTTGGTGTTGCAAGGCCCTCATCCCACCAGTCTTCATTTGCGATTTCTTTATAAATCAACAGCTCTGCTTTTTCACTATTTAATTCATTTTTAATTTCCCAAAATCTCATTTACTCACCTCCTTCTAATCCTAATTTTTGTTTTTTCTTATTTTCTAAAGCTAAAATATCGATGTTATCATCGTAATTTGTTCCTGTAAGCTCTGTACTTACCTTTTCATGGGTACTAAATCCATAATCAACTTGTAATTTTGCAGCTTGAACTTCTTTAACTGGATCCAAAAGTCCACTTGTAGGGCCAAACCAATCGCAATTACTCCATGCTTTGGTAATAATTGGATCTAGTCCAAATTTTGGGGCTTTTATTCTTCCAATAGCTATAGCTTCAGCCAGCCACATTTCATATATTGGCTGGCAAAATTCTCTAGCAAACCAAGTTCTACGCTCCTTAAACACCGCTACTGCTTGATTTAATGCCCCTCTAGCAGCGGAGTATGAAGAATTAAACTTACTCATTAAAACTTCTGACGGAATATTAAGACCTGCACCAATTTGAACAATTAGCGACTGCACAAACGGCTCAAAAGTTGAAAGGGATTTGCTTGGATCGGCTGTTACTACACTTACCCCAGGAGGTAATGTATTGATTGTCCCTGGTCCTAATTTTAATTTAGTTGTATCAAAATCTGCATAAGGATCATAGTCATATGTGCTATCGAGCATATCATTTAATGTGTTTCCAGGTGGTGTATTAGATGTTAAAAATATACTAAAAAAAGCTTTTATTATGGCCGTTGTAAGTTCTGCATTGGTATACCTGCTAATTTGTTTTAATTCTTCAATTACTGGAGCTAAAAAAGGTACGCCTCGATATTGCTCTGGTCTATCTTCTTTAGAAATTTGTAAAACCATTGCTCTTCCTGTACGTTTTCCAAAAGCTTCTACCCTTTTCCACTCTACTAAAGCACCAATATTTGTAGGATCATAAGGAGTTTTATTAGCTATCCAATAAGCTACAACCTCACCTTTTTTGTCTACTTCAATGCCATTTATAATCCTATTTCCATTTTTTTCGTTAATTTGAGTTACCATTGTAGGATTTACAATTCCATAAATATCAATGCTTCCTGGATTACAAACTCGATTTGCTTCAATCTGCTGGATTTTTAAACAATATGGATTATTTGCTGTATTTTTCCCATATTTAGGAATTGCCCAAGCATCGCCATTTACCAAGCAACCAATAAAAGCTATATTTTGTTGGTCCCAAAAGTTATTTTTCTTATAAATATCACAACTAACATCATCTGCCCAAAGTTTAAATTCCTGAATGGTCTTTCTTTTCCATTCTTTTGCTTCATCTGGATTCAATCCTAGTGTTCTAAAATCGATATTTGGAGAAGGTATAAGTCCTGCCCCAATTACATAACTTCTAGATGTTTCTATGGCACCTCTACCAATTGGCGTATTTATGGCCATGTCATAACTTCGGTTACGTAAAATATTTAAATTACTGTCTATATCACTTTGCGGACTAGATTGTATAGGATTATATCCTCTCAATGCTTGTTTAGTTAAACTAGCACCGCCAGAACTGTATCCAGTATTAATAAATTTTCTATCCCTTATCCCTTTAGGAGCTGATTTATTACGTTTATTTTTTCTCAAGTATACTCACCTAATCCATAAATATAATTTGCTTACTTCTAGTGCCTTTAATTGGCTTTTCATCATCAATTGTTGCTCCTAAGCCAATTAATTTATTAATTTCTGCTCTTATTTCACTTAAATTTGCTCTGGTAAGAGTTCTCTTACCAATCGTATAAGATTGACCAAACTTAGTTATTTGTTTTTCCGCTTCTAAATATAATTTCAATCTTTCATTTAAAATCTTACTCGACAAAATCCATAACACCTCCGCTATTTACTGCTCCATAATTAACTTTTTTCTTTTCTTTTTTATTTGGTTTTCCTACCATTTTAGTTAAAGAATTAGAATTAAAAGCCTCATATAATGCTTCAAAATTTAAATTTAGGGACTGCATGCATGCTAGGTTATATACTTTTAAATCTAGCGGTTCATTCCTTGCGTCCTTAGATATTTTCTCCCAGACAAAAACAGTTGCTCCATTTCTAGTTTTTTGTACTAAATGTTCACTTATCAAGCCCTTAAAATAAACTTCATCATAACCTCTATCAAGGAAAAAACTATCAATATTTCCATCATCTATTTCATTTAAAGGAAAATGTATATATTTTTTCCCTTTTTCTTCTATAGTTAAACGATCCATAATATACTGTTTTCCACTATCTACACCTAACTGCACCAATGGAATACCATATTTTTCAATTTTAGATATTCTATAAACTAATGGCACACCTGGAATTGATGAACCTTTTATAGCAATTCTTTGCTTTTTTCGGCTTTTATAACAGTATTTATAAACCTCATTGGTATAATGACCACCACTATCTATAAACGTCCTAAGAATAGTCAATGCTTTACCATTTTTAAAATAATATGTTCTATCTAATACTTGGTCTAATAATTCCCATACTCTTGAAGTATCTGGAACTCCCAAAATAATGCCTTTTTTTATACTCCATTGTTCTTCACCTATTCCCCAACCTGTAATTTCATATTCAAGTCGATTGTCTTGTGTATCTACAGCAGCAGTTAATGCTAAAACACCATCAGGAAGTTCAGCTTCGTATTTTTCACGCCGTTTTAAGAACATATCACCATTTTCAAATGCTCCTACTTGCTCATAACTTTCTCCAAAACGTGTGTTATATACAACCTTTTCTCTTTCTGGATCGCCTTTAGCTTTTAACCATTCTTCCATTATTTCATTCCAGCTAATCCACGGAGAAGCAAAACCATTTACAAAAAAACTTCTAACCTCACTTTTTAGTGCTTGTGGATTTTGAAGAACATATTTTTGCTTAGCCTGCTTCATATTTTGTTCTGAAAAAGAAAATCCGCAATCTGGACATACCCAAACTACGGATTTTACGATAATATGCTTTTGCTTTTTCTTATTTTCAGATTCCTCATAATCCACCTTCATATTTCGATGTGTTATAAGGTGCCATTCTTTACAATTAGGGCATTGATGTTGCCATTCTGCCTGTGTTCCAGTCATGTACTCATCATCAATCCTGGATAATCCCTTTATTGTAGGAGTGCTAAATAAACCAATAATTCTATTCCAATAAGTAGTAGTACGCTTAGAAGCAAGGTCTACTGGATCACCTTCTGTACCTGCACTTTCTGGAAATCTGTCAACCTCATCGCAAAATAGTTTGCTTATTGGTTTAGATGCTAAGCTAGAAGGACTATTTGCCCCTGTTATTACTAACCTACCACCTGGAAAATACTTGGTCATTATCGTATTTCCACTATCTCTAACTTTAGCATCTTTAAATATATTCTTTAAAACTGGAGTAGCACTTATCATAGGTGCAATACGTGATTTAGAGTAATCTTCACCATCAATAATTGTAGGCTGTATCATCATTATTGGACATGGATCGAGGTGGGCAAATCTTCCAATAATATTATTCATTATGTCAGATTTACCAATCTGAGAAGCTGATTTAACAACAACTTTTCGTACACCTTTCTCCGTAAAAGCATCCATTATTTCCTTTTGATAAGGTGCTCTAGAAGTTCGCCATCGTCCTGGTTCTGCTGAAGAAGATGGCAACATTCTAAATCTATCTGCCCACTCTGATACACTCATTTTAGGTACAAGATTTAAGGATTTATTAAAAATCTTATATAGTAAATCTACAGTTTTATTACTCTTCACCTTCGCCACTCATTTCAAACATGGTTGGCTTATAATCTTTAACTTCTAACAATAAAAACTCTATTTCTTTTGTTAAAAGTTCTTCAATTTCTTCCTTGCTTCTTTCTGCTAATTGCGTAGCCATTTTAGCAGGAATAGCTAATAACTTTGTTCGTAGATTTACTAACATATCTGTTAAAACTGCTTCAACATCAGCAGCTTCATGGAGTTCGTTTGACCTTTTTCGGACTTCCATTTCAGTTAATTTTCTCTTAGCTCGTTCATGTAAAGCCTTTTCATGGTTATAATCAACATCATCATGTTTATACTTGGCCATATAATACTGGGAGATTGCCTTTTGTAAAATAAAATCTCCTTCCGGTTCTTTAGTTATTTTTCCTTCAGGTTTTACCATCTGATTTACTCGTCTAACAGATACACCTAGTAATTTTGATAAATAATTTACATCACCACGAAGTTCCTTTTCCAAAAAAACACCTCCCATCTAAAAAATTTTAAATAACTTTATGTATATAACTTGGGAAATTTTCTTAAGTAGTAAATTTCCCAAAATATAGTAATATTATTACTCATAAAAAACTGTCTAACTGCTTTATTTATAAATATTTAGACGTAATGATAACAATATTCAATAACACTAAAAAGAAGGAAATCCATAAAAAATTTTTTGCAGCTAGTTCATTTTCGGACTCGCAAGCGACCCGCACTCGAAAAAATTCCCAGAAGTACCTTTTTTATAAAATATGAATTCATTTCTTCCTAATTTTTATACTAAAAAACTCCAAAGAGTTCATCTCCTTGGAGTTTACTTATATTAAAATGTTATTTAAATATATCTGTTTGTATAATGGGTATATCTGTAATTTTACCTGTAGATACATCTATATTTTTTATATTATATTTTTCTATAAGCTTTTCTATTATATGTCTATAATATGTAGGTGCTGTTGGAATAATATATATTTCATTTATTAGCTTATTTATATCAATATCCAATTTACAATAATTATTATTATTTTTTTTTTTTCTTATTATAAGGCGTACTTCATTTTCATCTTTAAAAGAAATATTTTTATATAATAAAATTTTAGTTTTATCATTAAAAATAGTTTTATTTTTTATTTTTAAAATTTCTTCATCATTTAAATCTCCAATATATTCCACTTTACCAAAAGATATATTATTATTATATTCTTTATTATTATAATTTTTTAACCCTATAGCAACTACTAAATCAGTAATAGTAGACTTTATAGCAATTCCATTATTTGAATCTGTATATGCCTTCCACATAGCTACATTCTCATAATTATTAATATGCCAACAATTAATAAAATAATTTTTTAATTCTTCTTTTTTCTCTGCTTCATATAAATTTTTCTCTTCTACAGTTTTAAAATTTTTTAATTCCATTTCTTTATAATCAATAGATACAAATCCTTCATATGGATCATTAAAATTTTCTATATTACTAAAATAAAGCTGTTGAGTCTGTATAAGATCTAAAAATTTTATTATATCCATATAACGCCAAATAATAGTTTCTCCGTCTAGATTCTTTAAATTATACCATGGTATCCTCAAAATTATCACCTTCATTTATACTATAAAAATACTATATCTTATACCAAATAACTAATATAATATTCTAAAATACTAACTGAATATAACTATACCATAGATTAATTACATACTTCTATATATTTTTATATACTATTTTTTAAATTTTTATATCTTTTAACCGATAAATTCATTCATAATTTTTATTAAAATACTACATAACATAATATAAGTATATCATTGATATTTTCCATTCACAAACTATCTAATAGTTTTTAATTCTGTCTCCATAATAGACGCTATCTTTCTAAGACAAATAAATCTATTATCCCATGTCTTATACTCTGTTTCTGTTAATATTACCTTTGCTTTGGCTTCTTTATAGACCTTCTTAGTTTCTTTAACATCTATATCAATATCTACCAAGGCTTTAAGTTTAAGCTGATTAGCTCTTGGATATTGTTCCATATATAATAAAAGTTTCTCTGATTGTATTTGCTTTAATAAGTCCTCAGCATCCGCCATAATGTTTTTATATCTGGCTAACTTTTCTGATACCAAAGCAAGTGTATTAGTTACACAAGCTGTAAGTTCTATTATCTCTTTTGGTGTTGGATTATTTGGAATAATAAACAAACTATCCATATATATTATTTAAATACCTCCTGCATTTATCTCTTATTTCTTTTAATCTCTCAGTATTATGGCGAGCATAATGACACTCATTGCATAGCACAACACCACCACTCATTTCATCAGTTTTATCTTGACCACATGGCTCGTGATGAAATTTATGACTATCATCTACATATTTTCTGCATACAATACATCTATAATTATCACGTTCAAAGATATTCTGATTTAGCTTCTTTAATTTCTGACCATAAAGTTTTACTCTTTTCTTTTTCTGTAGCATTTTCTCACCGCCATAAAAAAAGAGATATAATCCATTGATTATACCTCTAAAATTATTTATATACTTTACTTGAATTACTTTTATACCTTCTATGCTCTCTATGACATGTTGGTTTTACATCTATTAAATCTTGTACCTTGAATGTTCGTTTATCATCTCTTGTATAGTTTAAACACTTAAAATATCTAAGATTTATTTTACGATGGGAACATATTCCCTCTATGTTATAGTAGCATTTATGTTTATTACATTTTATTGTAGTCATAATTGTTACCCCACTTAAATTGATGTTATAATATTCTAACCTAATATTTGGAGTGTGATTATTTTGCTATTATACAAATATTCTGATTGGAATAATGAATATACTAAAGAAAATTTAAAACATAATCGCCTATATTTTAATATTGCAACTAATTTTAATGATCCTTTTGATATGTATCCAAGCTATCAAATACTTAAACGAAAAATTTTTAATATACAACAAAGGAAATATCTTCAACAAAAAAGAGACTATAAAAAAAGAGATGCTAACATCCAGTCAACTGTTATGTCTAACAAATCAATATTAAAAACAGCACTTATAAGTATGCGATATAATAAAAATCTTTCTAAATATGGCATAACTTGTTTTTCTGAAGATAATGCTAATATGTTAATGTGGTCACATTATGCTTCTAATCATTCAGGTATTTGCTTGGGATTTGATATTCCCTTAGATAATATCCCTTTATTTCTTAACAATAATCTTTATTACAAGATGAAATTATTAAATATAAATTATACTTCTACTCGCCCTATATTACCTTTATTACAAAAAAATTTAACATATGAAAATATATTACCAATATTTAGAGATAAAAATTCTGACTGGCAATATGAAAAAGAACATAGACTTCTTTTACTAGGAAACGAAAAATCTTTTCCCTCTTGCCTAACATATAATCCTCAATACTTAAAAGAAGTTATTTTAGGAGCTAATATGAATTTAAATAATTTTATATACTTCTATGAATTTAAAAAATCTCTACAAAATCTTTCTAAAATAAAAATATCTATTATGACATTAAATGATTTAGATTATACATTAAAGTCAAATCATTTTGATGAAAAATCTTTAGAAATTTTATATAACAACCTAATCTTCCTTAAAGAACATTTAAAAATTTTATATAACAATTTTATTATTCTTGAAACAAATCTTCCACATCCCAAAAAACCAAAGAATATTCCATATAATAAGTTAATCACTATTTTTAATATACTTCCTCTAAATGTAATTTTAACAATATGTAATTTATTTTCTAAAAACATCTTAACAAAAAAAATGATTTCACAACTATTATCGAAAAAAAATTCTTTAATAATGCAAATATATGATTTTTTAAAAATAATTGAAGCTCAAGCATAAAAAAAGCAGTCATTATAGACTGCCTTTTTATGTTTCTCATGCTCTATATTTTTTTGTGATTATAATAATAACACTTTTGATTACTAACATACAATAACATTTAGTAACATTTTTATTTTATTTTTGTTAAAACTGAATTTAATCCTACTACATGCAGTCTATATACATGATTTAGTGAATAATTACATGTACTAGCAATATCAGCCCATTTGAGAAAAGATAAATACCTCATAGATAATACCCTTTTTACTTTATCCTCAACTTCTAAATTATCTATACATTCTTTTACCTCTTGTTCTTTTTTAGCGTATATCTGCATAGCTTTTAACTGTTTACTTACTTCTTCATCAATCTTAGCAACATAATCTGATATGTCCATTTTTTTATCACTTCCGCCAACAGATTCCATCTGATATACTGCGATCAGTTTCTTTGATGTTGTTTTTAATTCTTTTACTCTATATGCTATTGCTATAGCATTAAGCTTTGCTTCTCGCACACTATCCAAATATCTTTTTGCTATTTCTAGGTTTTCTTTATCTTTTCCCATAAAAACCTCCATATACCATTATAAGAACTTTAGACCATTTCTCCCATGTTGGAAAAATGGTCTATCTTTTTTTATATTTCTTTCAGGTAAATTATCTTTTTTTATTAATCAACATTAATTTTATTAAACCTGATAAAATTTCTTCTTTATCTTTTTTATATTTGTCTTCTTTCTCCATGTTTATCATACATTTGTTTAAGAATAACTCTGCTTCATCCCTATCTTTACATTTATTAATCAAAATTTCTTTTTCTTTACATATCGCATAAATTTCATCTTCCCTTATTATTATTCCTTCAATAATAGATTTCTTTACTAACCCTATATTACCACTTATATATTTGCTCATTTTCATTTCTCCTATAATTGACAAATAAAATCTTTTTTAGGATATCTTGCTGTTAAATTCGTTTTAATGTCCTTTAAGTAAACATTATCTCCTTTTGTTATTTTGCTATATATATTACACATGGCTATATTTGCCATATATAATTTATCTTTACCAGTGAAAACCATAAGTGTTTTATCTTTTTGTTTTCTATCCATGAAATTTACATTTAATTTTACTTTATCTTCTTCTGATATCTTATGAAGCTGTGATATGCTTTTTACACTTATTTTTTCATGGTTTAAATATATAAATTGATTCATTAATTTTTACTCCTATTTATCTGAAGCATACACATTAATATGACTCCTACAAAACATCCTATCCAACCGCCAATTATTAATCCTTCTATAAACAAATTACTTTCCTTCTCTCATCAACCTTCACTGCTCAATCTTCTTCTAAAGTATCATTTAAAGTATCTTCAAAATATCATCTGTACTTTAAATTTGCATTCCCTTTAAATCAATAGAATCTGTTCATAGTTGCACCTCGTTTTTTACTTCCATAAGCATTTCTTTTTTCCAATGGAAAACTCCGATTTTCTTAAACACATGAAAGATTTTATACAACTTTTTATGGTATTTCCCGTAGATATCTGCAACTTCTGTATCATCTTCTAAATATTTAATTTCGTTGTATTTATCTATTCCGTCATGACCTTTTATATATGGAACTTCTATGTTACCTAAATCTTTATTATTAGTAACATCTTTAATATTAAACGTCATTTTAACTATAACCCAATTATCACCAACACAATGTCTAATTCCTTTTGTATCTGGTATTAATTTATTCGGATTTCCTTTTAATTTTTCCCAACGCAAAAACTGTAAAACATATTTATTATTGGAATATTTATCATTAGTAATTTTCTCAAGTTTATTACGTAATCTCATTTTGGGCTGACGATTAGTTGCAACTGGGAAAATTTTTTGCATTGCATTTTTATTTTTAAAGTTAAAGTTAATAATAACATTATCGTATTTCAAATATATAGTTTTAATCATATTTTTATTTCACCATTCCTTAAACCACTTCATGCAGCCAATACGCATGAAGTCTTTTATTTCTATATCTGTTAAAGCTTTAATATTTTTTCTTTTTGGTGCCTTAGCTTTAACTTTGCACCCATAGTTGCAGACTGTTATTATTCCTGCAATTCCTTCTACTCTCTCTCGTATTTCATCTTCATATCTTTTATATAATACTTCTGGAAAAGCATAATATAAAGAACTAACAAGTTGTGATGAATGGTATATTTTCTTATTGAAATCATTCCTGAAATCGTTTATATTAACTTTGATTTCAACTTCAGTTAAATAACCAGATTTAGTAATATATATAAAATCTGATTCATACATCTTGCTTGGTCTTTCCCACGGCTTTAATTTTTCGATTTCTGGCAAGATATCTTTTTTATATTCTCCAGTCATCAAAACATTTGGAATGCAGATATACTGAATTCCAAAATGTTTTCCTAATGTAAGCTGCATTTCTTTTTCTGTCATTCAATCACCTCATATTCTTCCAACATGGCTTCTCCGCCATAATCTACTAATCTTTTATTTATCTCATCAGCTCTTTTTTTAGCTTTTTCTTTATCTAGATACACACCTTGTATTTCATCTGCAAAATCTACTACATATACTTTCATTTTCATATACTTTCATTTTCTATTCCACTCATTTTCTATTTCTTTAACAAATTCTGGATTATCCCATCTATTCCCAATTCTTCTAAACGCACATGCTGAATCTATATCAAAATTTATGAGATTTCCCTTTTCAATTCTTGTTATTACATATTCATCTACAAAATATCTAATTATTCCTAACCATTTTTCATATTTTTGTTCTAAGATATCACCCTCAAACCATGCTTCATTGTTCATGCCTATAACAAACTTACTTACAGTATCTTTACTAACGGCTATACATTTCGCATAGCCGTTTTTATTTATTTTAGGAATAATAAAATGATTATTCCCTTGCTTTATGTATGTTCCATATACCCATTTCCCATCTATTATTTTTTTCCCTCTATATCTTGATTCCATTAATACTTTACACCTCATTTATTTATTCTCCTTATCTAATCTATAAACTACTGCTAGTGCATCTCCCATTGCACATTTTTGAGGTATTTTATAGATATACTTTTTAGCGAAATCTGAATAAGTTTGTAAAAGAGCTTGCCATATTCCATATTCGCCACAATAAGTTCCACCCCAAATTTCTGTATCGCAAAATTCTTCGTATATATCATGGTATTTTGTACCTAACCAATGGTACATTTTAAAAACAACGTTATTATTATTTTCTGCCCTATGTGCTTCCCAGATAAGAACTCGTAGAGTATTATCTTGCTGACATATATCTCTGAGTTCTTGCTTAAAATTAATTCTGGCTTTTCTATATTTATGCCTTAGACTTCTTCTCATTTTTAACCTCAAATTTTATAATTTTATAACCTTTTTTAGATAATTTATACGCTATACCTCGTTTAAAACTATCTAGCCAAGAAATTTTATTCAATTTCTTGGCTTTAAGATAGTTTCTTTTTCTCTTAAAAGGGTATCTCTTCATCAGGTGGCACTTCTTTACCAAAAGATTTTGCTGATTCTGGTACAGCACCGCCATCGAGTTTCGGTTTACTTCCCATAAACTCAATATCATTAGCTATGACTTCAGTTACATAACGTTTACTTCCATCTTGTGCTTCATAACTACGAATCTGAATACGACCTTCAATCAAGACTTGACTGCCTTTCACTAAATTATTACCCACAACTTCCGCTATCTTATCCCATACAACAATTGGAATAAAATCCGCTACTTTTTCTTTACTAAATCTTCTATTTACCGCTAAAGTAAAACTTGCTACTGCTACTCCAGTTTGCGTATATCTTACCTCTGGATCCTTTGTTAATCGCCCTGCTATTATTACCTTATTCATTGATTACTCCTTATAATTCAACTTTCTCCCAATAATCATTCATATTAGTTAAATACAAATCACCTTTTATATGCTCTTTATATTTTCTTAGCATCTGAATTAATTTTCTAAGGCAGAACTCACTTGCTTCTGCCTTAGTTATAATTCCATCATCAGTCTCTAATACTAAATACACTCTATTATTCCGTCCTTGATTAAATAGTAAATAACACTAGGTAGCTTAATAACTCTATCAATAAAGATTTTTACATTATAAAATTCCTTATCTTGGCTTATATCTATCAAGATACCGCCAGTTAATATATTTTTCTTATATAATCTTTTCTTCAAGAATATGCCATCTTCACACTTTATTTTCTTGAAGCCATAATCTTGTAATCTATCTAAATTCTTTTTACTTACTACGACCATGTTTAAGTCCTCCAGCTTTTTTGATGTTAACCCAACGATTTAATGGGCAACATCTATTATTTAAAATACGTTCTTTATTTTTCTTATTAATTTTTAAATTTACACTACATTCCAATGGATAATTTAATGGCTTATATCCATCTTTTGGTCCAACAACTTCATCACTGGATATATCATCTAAATTTTTTGGCAACTTAAAATCAAAGATTATCGGCTCATTATTTTTATCTTTCTTTGTGAATAGCCTTTTCAAAAATTCAATCAGCTTCTTTATTTGTCCCATCCCCAGTCGTCCTCCTCATATTTTTTATTTACCCTTATAAGCATTATCAAATACATATAAGTTTGTGTTGCTTGACTAATATCAAAAGCCTCAAAGAAAGTATTCTTAATGTTATTTATAGTAATATCTTGTTTAACCTGTATTTTGTTTAAAATAATTGCGTTTTCCGCACCTAATTCTGCAAATTCTTCTGCAATTTTTTTGAACTGTTTTCCTAAATCCGTTCCTTTGGCTTTTATACAGAAAGGTAATTTTACATGTCTGTCTTTCTTTCGATTTCTTAAAATCTCATCCGCACTTATATTCTGTTCATAATATTTTCTAAGATTATTCTTATCTAGCCATTTTTCAAAAAATTGATTGAAACTAAATCCATAGTGTTTGCTAAATATATCTATAATCTTATATGCATAATTCTGTGCTAACCTGCTTAATTCTCTACTTTTATTTAGAACAGCATCTATTTCATCAGCATTTATATCTTCACCAAATTTTATTTTATTTAATAATTTGGCATTATCTTCGCCCAAATATTCAAAGCCTTTTGCTATGTTGCTAAAGGCTTCCGCCAAATTATTATTTTTTAATTTACTTTCAAATGATTTCTTTGCCACTTAATATTCAATCCACCTTTTATTCCAAGCTAAAAGATCTAAATACTCTTGAGCTTCCTTAAATGTAGAAACTACTTTATTATCTTTTGCTCTATATCTGTGGTTACCCATTGATTTAGAGTTAATTACTCTTTTACATACTGAATATTGATTATCCCCTAACAATCCAGATACATAATAAACATATTTTCCATCCGTATATTTCGTCTTTCTAAACATATTCATACTCCTTTTCACTTCTTGCTAAATAATGTTTAACAATGATAAAATATTATTTAGCGAATTTATTTTTTCTTCTCATAACACTGAGTTTGTATACTCAGTGTTTTTTTTTATCCCACCATCATAAATCCAATTCCAATAACTCCGATCACTGCCACAGCTTCTAAACAATATTTACAAACATTATCTTTTCTTCGACGTTGCTTAAGTTTTTTTTTATCTTTATCAAATTCACTATTTAATGGTATATTCACCGTTTGTATATCATTTTTATACATATAACTCACCCTTTTCTCGTGCTTCTATTGAAACTCTATTTAAAGCTTCCATTCTCTTTTCTACTTCCTGTTTTCTTATATCTTTTCTCTTTGGTCTTATAAATGCATATCCATTACGTCTATAATCTTTCATCTAATTAATCTCCTATTTATATCACTACAATTCATTCCATATTTTCCGCACATTTCCAGAATTCTAGTTCCAGTTGCTTCATCCACATCTTTTATAATTTGACCTAAACTATATTCACTAGAAAAAATAGTAGTTTTCTTATTCATATATCGACCATTAATTATCTGAAACATTATTTGTAAATCTGTTGTTGAAACATCTAATTTAATCTCTTTATCCTGAACAGATTTTTTCGTTTTAAATAAATCATCAATGAAAAGATTATCAATGTTTATCAATGTTCTAATTCTCTCTTGGTATGCATCTGCTTTATTAAACATCTGCCATCTTAGAATTGGCATTTCATCACGATAACTAAAATATAGATGCTCTTCTGCTTTTTTTACTGTTAAATCTAAGCATATTGCCATGCAAATACTGGTTTTCATTGTTCCAGATTTTCCTGTATAAATAATGCTCTCACCTTTTTTATGATTAGCAATAAAATCCATTGCCAACTCTTTCATTTTGCAAGCTTCTTCTCTGTCTATAGGGAAGTTTTCAATGCATTTTTTTCTATATTCTTCTACAGATAATCCTGATTTTTTTAATCTACGCTCCATATTCCTTATTACTCTGCATTTACAAGGAACCATTGCCTTAACATCTTGATTCCAAATAAATTCTTTATCCTTACAAATACTGCATTTATAAACCATAGTATTAACATGTATCCTATTTTCTAAATACATCTTTTGCTTTGCTCTAGCTTTATTAATAGCTTGTATATAATCTGCCTTTGTTGGCTTCACTAAATATGCCATTTACTCACCTTCTTAATAATTCTTAATAAGGAATAGCAGCATATTCACTAGGAATATTGTCATCTTTTTTCTTATGCATATTCTTCAATATGCCTTTTATATATGCCAAAGAACGATTATTTCTCATAACAGCTATATCAATAGCTTCTTTTATCTCATCAATACTGTACGCATTTATAAGATTTTTTAGAGCTTCTATTTCTATTGGGGAACAATCCATTCCATTACGTGAAATTTCTCTTTTATATAAACAACAAATAGTTTGTAGATCATTGCCTGTAGCAGTATTATCTTTATCTACTTCTATCTCTTTCTCTATCTCTTTATCTATATATATATCTTTCTCTGTGTTACTATTTGTTTCAGAGACGTTACATTGTAACGCTAATTTTTTCTTATTTTCTAATTCTTTTTTTCTAGCTCTACATCTACGAACACGCTCAGCTCCTGCTGTTTCTGAACCAATACATAAAGCTACTTCTGGTAATAAATATTCATGTTCTGTTATTTTTTCAATCATTTTATACTTTTCCATATAACTTAATAAAAACTGAACATTAATTTCTGATTCATCAAGAAGTAATGCCATTTCTTTTGCAAAACTATCTTCTAAACCTTCATATTTTACACGACCGCCATTTTCAATTGAAGATAATCCCATTGCTAAATAAATAGATATATAGGTGTCGCCACCTGCAACACTTTTTAATTTCTTTATCTTTGGTTGTTTAAAAAAATCTTTTGGAAGCTTCATCCAGTAAAACTTTTCTCTAGCCATAATTCATACCTCATATATTTTTCATAAGCCATATAAAAAATATATGGCTTATTTTTTCTTTGAATGTTATAATTTATTTAAGCTTTTTATTGTTGACTTATCTATTTATAGATGAGTCTATTTTTTTATCTATTTTTATCTTTTGACCTACAGTCAATTCTGCACTGTTTAGGTCATTTTTTTGTTTTATATAATGTATTTCTGATAAGATATTATCTTCATTAGAAGTATGCTCTGCTGCTATACTCCATAAAGTATCTCCTTCTTGAACTACATACTCTATTTCTTCTTTTGATGGCTCTTCATTTTTTAAAATCCAAACTCCACCTAATGTTATTGCTCCTACCAATCCTAATAACATCAGTTTTTTATACATAATTAATCACCTACATCCCAAAAATTCAGCTCTAAAATTATTAAGCCTTTCTTCAAAACTTAACGTAGATGTTTTCATCTTCGGTCTTATAACTTGTATTTTTCTCTTATCCTCTCTTTGTTTTTCTAAATTTTCAAAATAAATATTAGCTTTTGCTACATTTATCAAATATTTTCTTCCAATTTTTATACATGGTATTTTTCCTAATCTACATAACCTACGTAAAGTCTTTAATGGAATATTATATTTTTCCGCATAATCTTTAGCACATAATCTAACAACCGCCATCAACTTCACCTCATTTTATTGACTAAATCTAACTTATACTTATTATCTAATTCCATAAACAGATTAAGAGCTACATTATCCCTATCCATCATGGCACTAACTGCATTAAGGATTACTTTTCTATCCTCATCAGTTAAATCTTTAGGACTATTTTTATCAAACAGTAATTCTGGAAGCATATTCATTGCTTCATCTGCACGCTTGTCAAATATCTTCAATTCAACAAGTCTTGCTTGAATATGCCTATCAGATTTACGATATTTAAACAATTTTTTAAATCCTGTAGCCTGCATTGCCATTGCACTAGATGCAATCAAATTAAGCTTTGCAAACTTTCTCATAGCACTAGCTGGTAATGTCCTAGTTCCTTGAAGTGATTGATATACTGCACTAATAGAACACTTTAGCTCTATTGCTAAAGCTTTTGGTGGTTTATCACAAGTCATAATTGCTAACTGCACCATATCAGGCAAATCTTGTAATCCTGTAGGATCAATCATATACTAATCATTCCTTTCTATAAAAAACTAAATCTATCTGTAAAGAATTAGGTGTTAAATCTTTATCTTCTGTTGTACAAATTTCTGAGAATGTTATCAGTGAAATAATTAAATCTCATATTATTTCTTCTTAAATTTAAGTAAATATAATATCCATCTTGTACAATATGATTCAAATTCTTTTTTTGTTGGAATTTCATATTTTTTTTCTATCATATACAATATCAAAGCATGTACCTGAACTATACTAATTAACATTTTTAAACTTAGAAAAAAAATTATTACTGCAAAAATTATATAAATATACAAACTTATCACCACCAATTATCTCGCCTAAGGTTTTATTCTTTAGGCGATTTTTTATTTACTAGCCTTTATTATGTGTAAAAGATAAATCCATTTACACTCTATTTAGTTTTAAAATATATTCATGAAATGGAATTATTGTAAATTCATCATCATTATTAAAACAGTCAATTTCTGTAGTTTCATCACCAATTAATGAATGAATATTACATTCATTATCCATATAAAAATAATCATCTTCATAATCTCCATTAGAATTATGAACTAATAATAAATGTCCCTCTGCCCATGCTTTTAATGCTTCTCTTTTTTTCATTAGTTATTCTCCTTAACTTGTAATAACAATCTAAATGCTTCTCTACCTTGTGGAGTAATTAAAGTCTGAAAACCTGACCAATTACCATTTTTTTGTTCTTTAACATCAAAATAAGGTTTTGAACCTGATATATAATTTGAATATGCCAATAATTTTCCTTTAATATCTCTATAAATAAATTTCTTATTTAATAACCAATCAATAAATTTATTCTGTCCGATATGAAGTAATTTTGCTGTTTCTCTAAAGTTAGTTAATGTATTTCTTTCAACTAGCTCATCAAAATAATCTGCCTTTGGCTTCATCTCAGTATTTTCAGCCGTAAGCTTTAAAATTTGTTCGTCTTTCATTAATAAATTCTTATTAGCAATAGCTAATGCACGACTCATAATCATTTCAGGACTATTCCATTTTTTACCAATATCTATAAAATATTGACGAGCTATCATGCCTTTTTCATTTTGTTGCATCATTGCAAGATGCTTTGCCATGTCTAAGGTTAATTTATGATTAAAAATAACTTTAAAACCACTAGCTCCACCACTTTCCGTTTTTTCGGAATATGGTACAAAATCAATGTTCTCAATAAAACCTTTACTTTTTCTAGTAAACCATTGAGTATATTTTTCTTTAACTTCTAAAAATGCATGAAGCATACGACCATTTACTGTAGGCTCATTATTTTCATTTACTTCAACTTTTAATAATTTGTACATAAAATCACTTCCTATTTTTTTATTCCCTTACTTTTGGTTCAACTTCTTGAACTTCAAGAGTAAAAAAAAACGTTACTATTTTATCTATAGACTCCCCTAATAACTTTGTACATAACAACATCTCATCTTGCGTAAAACAAATTTTATTATTAAGTTTTAAAGATAAGCTTCGCTCTGAAATTCCAAAAGTTTTAGCAAAATTCTTTTGTGTATTGTATTTTTCTACAATCTTCCCCTTTAAAATAGCATAATTAAATTTCATCATTCAACCCTCACTTTCGTTCAATTTTTTGAACAAGATAAGTATAAAATATTATTAATTTAAAGTCAAGCAAAAAAGTTCAAAAATCATAAACTAAAATTTTTATAAATTGAACTATAGTTCAATTTATGATATTATTTCTAGTAAGAGTTAGTAAAATGGAGATTTTATTATGGAAATTCTATCTTATTATTATTCAAAAATGATATCAAGAAGATTAAACGAAGCTTTGAATATGAGAAATTTAAAACAATCTGATTTAGTAACTTTGACAGGTTTAGGAAAATCAGCTATAAGTCAATATTTATCAGGTAAAGTTACACCTAAAGGAGATAAACTATTAATACTTGCTAAAGCACTAAATGTTAGTGTTTCATGGTTAATGGGAGAAAAAAATGCTATAGAACCTACACAAAATATAGATACATCTAAAAAAAAGGGAATAAAAATACCTGTTCTTGGTAAAGTAGTCGCAGGCATTCCTATTGAAGCGGTTACAGACATTATTAGTTATGAAGAAATATCAGAAGAATTATCTCGTACTGGAGAATTTTTTGCATTACAAGTAAAAGGCGATAGTATGGCTCCTCGCATTCGCGAAAATGATGTTGTAATAGTAAAAAAACAATCAACTGTAGAAAATAAAGAAGTAGCTATCGTTTTAGTTAATGGTAACGAAGCTACTATTAAAGAAATACAAATTCAAAAAGATGGTATAACTCTAATAGGTTGGAATCCAGCAGTATATACACCTCATTTTTATAGTATAAAAGATATTGAAACTTTACCTATAAAAATTATCGGAAAAGTAATCGAATTACGTGGAAAATTCTAATATATTAATCTAAAAGGATATTATTATATTATCTAAAATTTAAATATAAAAATCCTTTTAGAACATGTATTACGCAGAAAATATATAATATTAAACAACAAACTATCATACGAACGACAAAAAATCGTGCTTGCCCATGAATTAGGACATGCACGATTACATACAAAATATGGATACTACTTACATGCAGATATGAGTTATTACGTACCAAGTAAACGAGAAAAAGAAGCAAATGAATTTGCTATACATTTATTATCTTACTCATCTGATTTAGATGCTAATTTAATAAATAAAGTAATAAAAGAAAAAAATCCTAATCCTAGAGAAGTCCATAGGATTTTATCAAAATTAATCTAAAATACTATTTTTTAAGCATATCAAAAATAAAGGAGATTTATTTTAATGGATGATATTTTAAAAAATTATGATAATAATATTCATCATAAATTTACTATAAAACAAAACCTAGATAAAGCAATACATACTTTAGAGGGTATCTTAAAAGGTATTTCTATTAGTGGAACTATCTCTGAAACAGAATCTAAAATATTAAAAGAATGGATTACAAAAAATTCTGAATTAATGTCTAACCCACCATTAAACGAATTAATTTATATTTTAGAAGGTGTATGTGAATATAATAAGCTTGGTAACGATGATAAAGAAAATATTATATACATCTGCCAAAACTTCCATGAAGATAGTATTTTTTATAATGATAATACTTCTGATATTCAGACATTACATGGTATTTTGCATGGTATTTTAGCTGATAATCATATCTCTATTGAAGAATTAACTCATTTACAAATATGGTTAAATGAACATGATAATTTGGAAGGTATTTATCCTTATGATGAAATAAATTCATTAATTTACTCTATAGTAAAAAATAATTATATAACTAATGAAGAAGAAAATTTGCTTAAAGCTTACTTCTCCCAGTTTGTTGATTTAAACATTAATATAGATAAAAATTTATTAAAAACATTAAATACACAAGGTATTTGTATGCTTAATCCTAAAATACATTTAAAAAACTCTTTATTCTGTTTTACTGGCAAATCTAGCAGATGTCAACGCAAGGAAATTGCTAAATTAATCGAAAAAAATGGTGGTTTGTTTAATGATCGTATAGTAAATGATACAAACTATCTTATTGTTGGTAATGAAGGAAATCCCGATTGGGCATATGCTTGTTATGGCAGAAAAATTGAACGTGCCATTAAATTACGTAAAGAAGGTAATCCTATAAAAATCATTAATGAATTAGATTTTTGGAATATCATTGATAATAATTTAGAGCCATATAAACTAAGTCATAATACTTCTATCACTAATTCCATAAAAGATAACACTATATCATTAGCAGCAAATGATATAAACCCTTATTCTTTAGAAACAGCTATTGATAAATTAGAACACTTACCTGAAGATATACAAATTACTTTTAAAGAATTCTTATATGAGTTTTTATTTCACAAACATACTAATTACGCTTTACCAGCAAAAGAAGCACAATTATTAATAGATGCTGGATTTTTAGAAGAAATAGATGATATACAAGCCTTATTACAAACATATACTCGTAACGAAATAAATAAAATGCTTACTTCTAATGAAATAAACGGATTTAAGAAAAATTTAAAATTGGAAATATTAATTAATTGGTGTATTGAAAATATTCCAAATGAAAAAATAAAAGAAATTTTTTCACCAAATTATATAGTATGTACACTATTTATAAAATATAAATCAATAGTAAGAAAAATTTATAGATATTTAATACGAAAATACGATACAGAAGATTTATTTGATGGTGAAAAGATTATACCTGTACCTAAAGGAGCAAAATATTCTATGGAAACATGTCGTTTTGAATTTCCTGATGATGATGTTACTCAACTATTAAATAAATATAATGCTAACCTACTAAATAAAAACAATCTATAAAAGGAATGATTATTATGGATAATTCATACATCAATACTAATAATCTAAAGTTTTGGAATTTAGATAGTTTACTTATTCATGGAAGACTTTCTCAAATGGATAAGCAAAGTCATTTAAGTTCTTTAAAAATAATAAATTTAAATAAGACTGATTTTTCTGCTGATATTATTGATGAAGATGAGAATTCTTATCATACTACTCTCGAACATTGCTCTTGTTCTAATTTTATTAATGAACAATTACCTTGTAACCATATGTATGCCCTAGCAAGCAAATTAAAAATCTTTAAAGGACAAAAAGAACGTCGTTCTAAAAATTTAATAGTTGGCTGCTCTTCTAAGTATTCTAAAGATTGGTTTTTTGTTATTCAACAAGCTAATTATCCTGCCTTAGACATTTTATTAATGCCTAGAAAAGAAAATAATAAAACAGTTATGGCTCTTACCCAAGGGAAATTATATAATTTTCATGATGGTTCTATTTTTTACGATACAGAAAAAGCATATACTTTACCTTGGAAAGAAGCTTTAAAAGAAATTAATTATTCTATCCAAATAACAGAAACAAAGCCTAGTATAAATATTAATAATTTTAAGTATGTAGATAATTGTATCATCCGTCATAGTTCTATTAATTATGGTGACCTTACTTTCAAACTTTATAAAGTAAATGCATCTAAAACAGCAGAAGAATATATAGGTTCATATACTTGTAAACAAAATGAATTTGTTAAATTTCTAAAAACAGGTATATTAAATAAAAATCTCAATTTAAATAAGAAATACTAACAAAATTAGTACATCCTATTATAAAGGAGATGTTTACCATTATAAATAAAAGCATTTATACTACAAAAAAAGATATATTTATATTATTCATAGAATCTATAGTTGGTATGATGATTATCGTTATGGCAGGTTTTATTATCAAAGAAACGATGCTTCCTAATATAAGTATTGATGGTTTAGGTAGTTATATTGGTGGTTATGTTGGTGGTGCAGCAACATTAATAGCTGTTTTAAAAACATTAAAAAGAACTGATAAAATTCAAAAAGAAAATCTTATTGAAAATGAAAAAAATAGACAATTAAGTTTAAAATATAAACGAGAAGAGTTTGCTCATAAAATAGCTGAATATATAGCAAAATACATCAATGAAATTAATGTTTTCTATTATAATAAACTTATAATGAAAGATCTACAGAAAATTAAAGATAATAGAATTAAAGCTTTAGATGCTCTTAATAATAATATATTCAATTATGAAAAAGATCCATTAACATATAAATATATAGATATTACTAAAAATAAAATTTACAAAGAAAATATATCTTTTGAACTAAATTTAATTGAAAAAGATTTAAACGAACATACACCTAATAGAAAAATAGCTAATGAATACTATTTTTTACTGAATATTTTATTAAAAAATATATCTGCAGCTGATAGTCTACTATTAAAATTACAAAAGATGCATAATGATATTTTTGATTATAATGGTAATGATCCTAATTTTGTTGAAAAACATACAGCTGAATTACGTGACTTAACTACCACATTTATTAATGAATATATTGAACATAAATCATAAAAATTTTAAATAGGAGAAAAGATATTTGGATATATATAATAATTTACAAAATCAATTAAAAGAACAAATTCTATTATATTTTGAAAAAAATAAATTTTTTTATGGTCACAAAAAGAATAAAAATAAAGCTATAAAAAAATTAAATGCAGATAAACTATTAGAACTGTACATTTATCTACAAAAAAGAATGATCACTCCAATAAAAAGGAATGTAATAATATCTGACGAATTAATTTATAAAGTAACTCATGAAAAAATTAATAATGACTTAATAAATATTATAAATATAATAAAAATGGAATTTGAAAAAGGAATAGATGTAAATCCTAGATTAAGTAAATCTCTAGAACAAATATCATTTAATGATAAATTATTAAATGATTGGAACATTTATCATTTACATTTATCAAATCATAAAAACAATAAAGAATATTATTTTTATGATAGAACTTCTCAACTATTATTTATTTATTTAACTAATTCTACTGCTTACTTTTTAGATATTTGTAACGAACATATGAATAATTCTATCGTTTTTTCACAGCAAAAATTATTAAAAATAATAGATGATAATTGGCCCAATTTATTAAGTAAATATTGCTTAAATGAAATAGTTTCTGTAGATACAAAAGATGACCTAAATCGTGCTATAGCTCGAGATAAAAATACTTTTTATTTTGAAACAATAAATGGGAAAGTATATCTTCCTCCTGGTGGAGGATTAACATCTGCTGGAACTAGTTTATTCTGTTTACAAATTACAGATAATATAATTAATGATTTACGTAAAATAGTATATGATTATATAATAAAAAAACAATCTTTTAAGAATATAAATAATCCCTCATTTAAAATAAAACTAACTAAAGATAATATTATTCTTTTTGAAGAAAAAACAAATTTATTACTTTATAGAAATAATTTAATTTATTAATAATAAAAAATATCAGTTATATTTAAATTCATATAATTGATAATATTTTAATAGATATTTAGCCATAGTAAAACTTAATAATGTTATCATATAATAAAATCTCACAAAGAAGGCTTTTGTATGGATAACTTAGAAATAACTGCTGATTGTTATGTTCCTTTAGATGTAACCAAATATTATAATAGCTTACGTAAAGGTACTAGAATAGATACCTTATTACATCTAAAAAAATTTGTTCCATTGGATATTAGAAAATTCTATGAAAAAAATGTTCCTATAATGGCATCAGATTTCAATGAAAAAGGTGATTCTAAAACCGTTAATGTTGATAATATGGATGTATTTAAAAAATATATGCATAATACTAATTATAGGTTCGTAGAAGCCAGAATATACTTTAATATACAAAGAAAAAAAATAGATGATATTCTAGCTTCAAATATTCAAGACTTCATGCCAATGGCTATGTCTCTTGGAGCGGGGAAATATTGTACTACTGAAGAAAAACAAATTCTCTTATCATAAAAAAGAATTGACTCTACATTAAACTGCACCCTAAAAGTTGAACAGAAAACAACTTTTGAGGATGCAGTTTTTTTATGATATATAATACTAATAACTACCATTTTCTATTTTTATTCTTACATTTTGTTCAGTTTCCCGAACTAAAATAGTATAATTATTATAAATCTATTACACAAAAACAAATGCAATAATAAATTTATAAAATATTATTGGAGGAATAAATTATGGCCAAAAGAGAAAATGGAGAAGGTTCTATATCATGGGATAAAACTAGAAATAAATACCGTGCTGCTTTTATTGATCCAAATAAGAAGAGAATATATAAACGATTCGATACTCGTGAAGAAGCTAAACAATGGCTAAACGAAATTAAATCCAATCTATTTAGAAATGAATATGTTTCTCCATCTAATATAACATTAGGTGAATGGATCTTAGAATGGCTACAAACGTTTAAAAAAGATATTAGACCTATGACTAAAGTAAATTATATGGTAGCTATAAAACACCTAAAACCAATTGAAAATCTTCTATTACAAGACTTAACACTTTTTACTATTCAGAAGTTCTTAAATACCCTCAACAATACTATCTCTAAAAGAATATATTTTTTCTTAAATGCTGCTTTTAAACAGGCACAAATTCTAAATATGATAAGTAAAAATCCTATGGATGGTATTGAGATACCTAGAAGTCAAAAAAAGGAAATAAAAATTTTTACTAAAGAAGAATTGAAAAAAATATTTGAGTATTTAAAAGCCGACACTACACCTACACATTATAAAGAAAAATATCTCTTAATATTGTTAGCAGCTACAACAGGTGTTCGTATTGGCGAACTGTTAAGTTTAAAATGGGAAAATATCAATCTAACATTAGGAACTATTAAAATCACATCTACTATTCAATATATTGCTAAAATTGGTTTTGTTGAAAATCCACCTAAAACAAATGCAGGTAAAAGAATAATTACTTTACCACCTCATGTAATCAGTGAACTAAAAAAATATAAAAAGGTTGATGAAAATAATCTTGTATATCTTTATGGTTCTGGATATGTATTCCATACTCAAAATGGAACCCCTTATTGTGCAACCAATATAATAAGAAAATATTGGAAGCCTATTTTATTTAATGCTGGTGTTCCTTATAGGAACTTTCATGCACTCCGTCATACTCATGCTACTCAATTATTAGCTGATGGAATACCTATACTAGAAGTTTCAAAACGATTAGGACATAGTAGAGCTAGTAATACATTAAATTTATATGGCCACGCTATACCAAATTTAGATAAAGATATTGCAAATAAAATTACTAAAATATATTCATTGTAATTTGAGCACATGGGCACAACGTGGGCACAAAATGGGCACAACCCTATGTAATTTTAAGTCAAAATAAAGCTTTTTTAGTCATTTATGGACACAATTATAAAAATAAAAACTCATGGGTAACCCATGAGTTTTTATCTCTAATTTTACTCTTTATTAGCTATACCTAATTTGCCAAAAACATAGAAAGAAAGGCTTAAAATCATGCCACAGACAACTGCAAGGCCCATACCTTTTAATTGTACAGGACCGATATTTACAGCAGCTCCACTAAGACCAC